CACCTGGATCGGAAGATCCTTCGTAAGTTTTAACTTATGAAGCCACTAAGTGTCCCGTATATATCGTAATGAAAATACGGACCTCTTCAATATTACTCGTTCCTAGGTCGGTAAGACCAAGGGGTGTGTAACATCTAGGATTTCTTCTTAGCTGGTACATTTACAACGAGTTCCTTTCTTGAACCTCCCTGAATAACAGTAAGGGTCCAATCTCTAGGAACATTATCAAGGAGTTTGGTAAACATAACCAAATCTCTTTCATAAGATTCTTTGAGAAGTAGGATGGATCGTTGGTCATAAGAATAAGTGACTTTCGACTTTATTTCTTTGGTTTGTTGCATGAAAAATCCTTTTTATATAAGGAGACTATCTTGTTACTAATCAAAGCTTCCCTATATGCACGGAGAGTTACCCACTTTAAATTGGTGGATTCACTTTGAGCATCGGGAGTATTCCTCCAAAAGTCAAAGTTATCTTCTTCCCAACAGTAGTAAGTCTGGGGCATATGATCGGTTTTATCTAATGATCGTAGAGCATCCAAACTCCAAGTCCAAAGGTTCAAAGTAACCATAGATTCATTCGCAGATCGCCTCTGTTGATACGTATACTCTTTTGTCAGTTTAGTGGATAACCACTGGTAGACAATCGAACGTCCAACCGGACCTTGCCGAACTATCTCTTGGTACAACCAGGTTCCTGGAGTAAAAGCCTCGAGTATAGAAACCTTTCCGGAAGGTATCCGTATTTCCTTTGGGATATCCTTAAGGAAAATGGCTCCAACACCCTCAGCAAGTCTACTAGACCGGATAGTTTTAGGTAGAGATATTACCCCACCAAATCTTTCAATGAGATTTTTGTATCTATTGAAAATACTATCGGCATCTTTATCATCACATGCTATTACTACATCATCACCGCAAATACAAAAATTTGCGTTAGAAGTAGCAGTTGCGAACTTCAAAATGGTATAGTGAGCTAATTCAAACATTGGGAAAGAAATATACAATCCCATGGGTTGACCATTAGAGTAATAATTAATTTTATAGGTCCCTTCTTCACCATAATCTTTTGGATTATAGGCAAAGGGTAACTTTAAAAAGTTAAAATACTCGGATGGAACCCCCATAGAAACTAGTAGTTTTATTTGAAGATCCACGGATAAACGATCAGTTGCCTCACTTAAATCTATCGACATAATGTGTCTTTTCTCTTTAAGAGAGCGGATACAGAATTTAGATAGTTTACTTTGATCCCCTGATGCAATTTCATCCTGACTCCAAAGCCACTGGCGTAACCAATCTGACAACTTCTTTGTCTGCAACTGGATAGCCCAATAACCTACTAATATATTTCGATATTTTCCTTTGTCCACAATTGGTACAACTTTACCTACCAATGGAGGTTCATAATAATCTGCTCCTAGAGCACATACACCATGGTGTGAATGGATGTCTTCATCAATCATGCCATATGGCCCTTGTTGGGTCCGACCCCTAATATCACAATACTTTGAACGTGTATCAATAGATACCACCGGCCCTAGCATCTCTGCTGGTACCTTAGGTAGGCTACAATACAACCGTAAAAGTGGGATATAGTGATCAGATTTCGGTGAAGGTGTAACTTGTGTAATAGATGATAGAGAGGGTCGTCCCATAACCACTAGTTTGTAAGAATTAAGTACCGTCAAGACTGCTCGAATAACTTTAAGGTTATTGAGACCGTCTATTAGGTATTTAAAGATTCCGAGCTTCGGTATGGTAAAACCTTTATAGTGGTGATATCTAAACCAGTTTTCTTTATAACAGCTATCGCCAGCAAGTACATGGATGGCCCACACTTTAAGGGCCTTAACCCTCCTTGCAGCATATTCTGTTCCCGATTTAGTAATCCACTTCGGTATAAAAGTAACAAGATCAGGATCAATAATGATTCCAAATGGAACACGTTGGTTCTTCCCGTTAATACGAATGTACCTAGGGTGTCCCCAAAGAGCGTCTAATTCTACCATAGTGGTCTCCAAGAAAAGAGATACCTACAGCACTTAGGCGAAGAGGAACTATTTCTAATTCCC